GGGTCAACACCGTCCGAGAGGTGTGTTGCTGCGTGGAGTGGGATTTGGTCTTCGATGACGATCTTCGCCGTCATCTTAGCCTTGCGGGAAGCTTTAAGAACAATTGTGTACTGGTCGCGGGTCGCTGACGACCCATCGTGAGACGGAACTATCGTGTCAGCTGTGTCCCCAGCGTTTGCCACACAAAACAGAGTGAGCGTTGTCGGATCGTCTTCAATGTGGGCTATGACTCCGACTTCTCGGAGTTGGTAGGTTTTCTTGACTTGAGACGAGTCAATTGTGAAGCGAAGCGTAGCCTGGTTGTTCATCAACGTGTTAGCGCTCCCAAGCTCGTAATCTTGCACGTCATGGATTAGCTCTTTAAGCGATGCTAGATCCTGACCCTCCTTGAGCCATCCATCGCCGGTAACAACTTTGTCAAACTTGATCGCTTTCTGAAGTTGCTTCGCTTTGTTTTCCAGAGCTTCTCCGGAAAGCGTAACAGTTGATTTGGAAAAATCGCCCATACACTATCCCTCTTTGACAACCGGATGATTGAATTGAATCACCTGTCGCCGATTGCGACCCATAGCAACACCGAAGAAGATTCGGTAGAGAATGTTAGCAAAGCGGTCTATCCCATCGAAAACAGCATGAACGGCTTTGTAGGCGTGAATGGCCTTGATGAGTTGGGTCACTTTCCCTGGGTCAAAATTCTTATCCTGAATCACCACCTTGAAATGAAATGACTGGCCGCCGTACTCCCAATTCTCCAATACCTCGGCATACGTGAAAACCTCGTTCACCAACTCCTCGATGACTGAAGGTGTGCCAGTGCGCGTCTTCCAGTCGATGCTTTTTTTGACGAGCAAGCGTTTGGTTTCGAGTGGCAATGTCTGGTCGTAGAAATCGACCTTTCGCATGACGGCTAGAGCATCGATCAAATGCTCAGGTAACTCATCGATGATGGGCAGAATGATGATCTGGCGCATATCGTCGATGAGTGAAAAGAATCCGGCATCGATCGCGGCACTCGCTGCTCTAACCTCTGCGTTATCTGCAATGCTGGACGGCGTTACGTCGATCAAACGCACGGATCGTATATCTAGCTCGGGTGGGTTAATCATTCATCCTCCAAAGCTCCAAATGTGACCGAGATTTTGTTGGCGATGCCGACCTGCTGAGCATTGAGCGCCTGAAAGTGTGGAGAGACTAACGTCATGCGTTTAGCACCAGCTGATTTGACGCGTGCCAGAAGCTCATCGTCGTTGATGTCCCGTCCGATTTTGGATCGTTGCCACAAGGCGTAATCAGCCACAGCACGTTCAACGGCTTTTTGGATGCTGGCGACGGACGAAGCGTCTTTACTCGAAATGTAGTAAGTTAGCTTGATGTCATAGCTAACCACTTGCGGGGATTCAACAATGACTTGTATAGCGATGGGCCTTCGTCTTTTATGGTCGCAAGCTGCTTGGACCTTTTGAATGATTTCCGGAGTCGGTAAAGTTCCGTTCTTACATAGGACGACAATGCCGACTTGCCCAGCGTAATCGGAGCCCAATAATTCTTCTCGTGAATAAACGGAAAGATCGATGATTTCTTGGGAGGCTGATCGAGCGAAAAAGATGTAACTGTTCACTGGCCCCGCCACAGAAAAACTATCTGGCAACAACCACAGGCGGAAGCGGTAGGGTTCATCGGCTTCCTTGTCTACACCACCATCGCTCTCCGTGATGTTCGATGCACGAATGACGAAAGAATTGTCCCACTGAACCAGTTGGTTAATCTGCCCAGGTAAAAGATTGTTCGTCGAAGTTCCCGCTACATCGCTTATGGCCGGAGCATCACCAGTTAATTCCCCAGGAGGGATGATGGCGCTAGCTGTCGTGGTAAATGTGATTCCGTTGGCTGCGGCGACCTTGGTACCAGCTGGCACGATGCTTCCACTGGTCGTCGCCACCTCAAGCGTGAACTGAATTGTCGTGGTAGCAAAGCTCTCTTGCAAGCGCGCTCCCCGTTCTCCGTAGTTGGACCCGTATAAGTCTAACAAATCCCCTTGAGCGTATTTGAGGAAGTAATTCTTTCCAGTCGCATCAATCAAAGCTCGCAACTGAATTTCACGCTCGGCCTGCGCCAGTAAATAGAGCCGTCTTTTGTTTCCGGCTGCCAGGGTAATTGATTGCCCCGTATCAGCTAAATAGGCCGCCTCATAACCGTGGATGATTTCCGCGCGGATTGTTGCGGGATCTTTCTCAGCGAATGTGAAATCAGGGACGTTCTCGAACATCTCTGAAATGCCACGTGTCAATTGGCGATGCTCACTGAAAGGATTGGCTTGAGGGTGCCTTGCGCTGGATCGCCCTCGAACCGGATAGAATGGATCTGCGCCCGAGGTTCGTAGTGACGAACCTTAAGGAAGATTTCCTGGCGCATGAATGGGATGGCCAGGTTAATCGGCAAGTCAATAATCGAATCATCCAGACCGAAGTTTCGATCGAGCGGAACAGTTCCGATTTCTGTCGTGATGATGGCTACAATGTTGTGCAGCACTTCTTTGGTACCCGTGGAATCCCAATCCATCCCAGCTAGCTCCGCGGCGCTGAATGTTTCGCCATCGACCTCAATCATTGAATCCGTGAACGCGCTCATTTAAACAGGCTCCGTGGGATCAAACGAGTCAACAATCCTGGCTGAATCGGTCCGTCGTACTCGCTCATCGTGACTTGAACTGACGCCCCTTCAACCTGGCCCCACATGTTTATGAAATGATGATCCTCGCCCAAACTCTTGATGACGTATTGAGAGTTACCAAGAGCGATTCCGCTAATTCCGATGATCAAGGGTGCGACTGTGCACTTGCGTACGTAATTTTCGAGCAGTGGCAGCATGATCACTGGGCTAGCTCCCCAGGCAACATTGAACGCCATGGTGAACGTGATCTCGTCCAATTTAGGACCGAGGTATTCCAGCTTCGGTTTCTGGCCAAGGATTTCATGCTCATGGAAACGGCTGGCGACTTTCTTCTTGAAATCGGCAAACGTAATGATGCTCCCGCTCGGGTACGCCCCAAAAATTAGCCCTGCAAATGTCCCAATCATGACCCGACTCCTGAACCGGTTGAGTCTTTCCATACTCCGGTTGCCGTGCCATTTCCGTTAACAAGAATGTCACCATTGAACGTAGCGCCTTTAGCTGTCAGCCCATCTCTCACTGTTAGATTCCCACCAATTTCGACGTTCCCTTTTAGTCTGATGTTAGAAGCCTCAACTGTTGCAGAACCAGCTACCTTTGCATTGAGGTTGCCTTGGGTTGTTAGTTCAACATCACCCTCGCTGGCGAGCTTGACCGACCCCTTGGTTTTAAGATCTACCGGACCTTTAGAGTCGATTGTAAGCGTGCTGTTAGATGAATCGAATTCAAGCACAGTTCCATCCGCGAAAGTCGTGTGCCGGACGTGCTCGCTGGTGGTTGGAGGGGGGGTGCCCCGACAATAAAATGAACCATGCACAAATCCTTTGCTGGTGCCGTTGGGGAGCGTTGAGAAAAGCACCTGCTCGCCTAATTGTGGCAGCCAGAAATCTCGGGTGCCGATCGTGCTTTTTTGGATAACTGCTAACCAATCTGAAATTAGATCGTCCTTGTCCGTCTGACTAACGCGGACCTGCGGACCTTCTTCGGGGTGGTTCCGTCGGGCACAAACGAACCCCACCTTGTGAGACTGTCTGAAGCCGCTGTCGTCAACGTCTAAAAATTCAAGCATCCAAAAGATGCCCACTTGTCAATAACCTTTGAGAGTCTTTCGCAGTGTGAGGTTAGTGATCGCTCCTTGGCCAATCCTATGTTCGACCTTCGTAATGATCCATTTTCCAGTGAATTTCCCGAAGGTTTCATCAAGGGTGTAGGTGTCCCCAGCACATTTCTTAAGGTCTAGAGGAATCGTCAGGTTTTTGCAGTGTCGCTCCTTTTTATTTTTGTGGCGCAACCGCTTTTCAGCACGCCGCCTGGCATGCGCTTCGCTTGCCGATGTTCTGTCTCGGTAATCTAAAATCCCATCCTTTTCCATCATACGATCGGGTTTCGATTGATCCTAAATAGATCGTAGTCCAGCTTTACATTGTGCTTCAGGCACGAATCTAAATCACGACGCTCTTGCGGTGTGTATATGTATTTAGAGAGTTTTCCTGTATCTGGGTTGTGGTAACTAACCTCACAAGACTTGTAAATGTCATTCGAGTTCCACTCGAAATCATAGCGCAAAATATTGTCATTGAGAGTAATCGTGCCTTTTGGGTTCTTGGCCTCATACTCTTTCTCATCAAACAGAATGATCTTTCTGTCTGCGATTTTCATGGCGATTCCAGCGTTAAGAGTTAGTTCACTCAGAAAAGCGATGTCGGTCTTTTCGTTTTGCTCAACGCGATCGTACATCGGACTCTCTTTCGCTTCCCATTGAACGGAGAATCCGTTCTTGCTCGCGATTTCAGTAGCGATCTGTTTCAGACCAGTCTTCTCCCAAGCCTTGCTGTTCTTCTGCCATTTCAGTGAACCTTTGACCGGAAGGCTGACGGCTTTGATGCTCACTGTGCGGGGTGGCCCAGAAAAACGAACACTGTTAACATGAAACGTTCCGCAGTCGATAAATTGTGTTCCAGGCGTGTCCCAATTATCGGCAAAGAGCTTAACATGCAGGGTGCTCCCTTGGTCTGGCATCCAAGTATTGATCCACCTCCCAGAACTGTCCTGAAGTCGGATGGTGACCTCATCCGCATGCTCGGACATATTATCTGTCACGCTCAAATCAATCAGATCGGCAGAAACTTCTTCGCTGATGTCCTTGCCCTCATACGTCACCGATGCGCGAGCACGACGCATCGCAGAAGTCGCAATGTTAGGAAGTTCGAAGTTCATTTAACATATCCCCCCTTTTTCCAAGGTGGAAGATCTTCAAACAATTGGGTAGTATCCACATCCGGCACATTCAAGACAACGCCAGCACAAAAGATGGACGTGCCTCTATGCAAAAAATTCGCGTCAATGAGCAC